TTTTAAAAAAATCATTTACTTTATTAGCATTAGATTTATTAATAGTAGCTGTATTTTTAACAACATCATCTTTTTCATCTTTTATTAACCCGGCTAATGTTTTCTCTAAATTAGCAGTTATTTGTTCAACAATTTTTTCCTCTGATATACCATTTTCTTTATTTTCGGTAGTTGTAGGGTTTTGCTGCTTTTGTGGTGTCTCTTGTTTAATTGAAAAAGGTTGTTCAGATTCTTTCTTTTCAGTCTCGGTTAAAGTAAGCAGCTCAAGCTCTTCAAAATTAAGATTATCACTCTTAGGTGTTAGATTTTCTGTAATTGAAACGTTATCTGAAGTAATAGCTTCTTTAACCTCGTTTTTAAATGAATGAATATATTCATTTAAAGTTTCAGATTGTTTATTTAAAGCTATTAAGGACTCGAGAAGATTAGATTCAAAATTATTTGAATTTTCTGCCATAATAGTATTTATTACGAGAATTTGTTATTCTAAAATTAAAGCAGAGGTAAAAGGTAAATGAATGGTATCTGTTATTTGTAAGATTTTATTAACTGAAGCTTTAAAAGTATCAATGCTTTTTAATAAGTCGTTTAAATCTTCTATTGTAGAATTTAAAATAAAATTAATTTTTTCATTAAAACTACTATGTTTAAAATGAGCGTATTTAGCCAACTCCGCAATTAGCAAATTATTTTCAGTTTTATCTTTTAACCTATTAATATATTCAACATAGTTATAAAATTCATCTACAGTGGGTATACAAAATTTTATTTTATTATTATCTTCCAATAAAAAGTTTGCGGGTTCTTTTAAGGATATTTTTTGATCTTTATAGTATTGCGAGATGTCAAAGTATCGAACATATAATCCGTAAATATATAAATCTAACTCTGTCGGTATAAAGTCTGTACTAAGTTTATTATTTTCAAGTACTTCAAATAAAGATGTTTTAAACCCTAAATGTAAAAAATTATTATTATAACTACTTGCTATAATTTTTTTATATTGAAGTACACTTAACGGTTTAAATTCTATATAGTCCTGTACGGAGGGTATAAAAACTTTATAATTAGATTTTTTAAAAAGTTCGTCAAACATATTTACATTGTCATAAATTCAGACGGAGTTATATCTTCTGGTTTAGGTTCGTTATAAAAAGAATCAATATCTGCTGGAGCATATTGTTGTTCATTTATATTAGATTCATCTTGTGTTGTCTGAGCTCTTTTGCGAAGCATTTCTTCTGCTTTTTTAACAAAAATTTTAAATTCTCCGTATGTACAATCTTCTAAATATGAAGAGTTTAGGTTACATATTTTGCTCAAATAAAAAATATTATCATAAATTGATGCTAAATTTTCATTAAAAAGTATTTTAATTATATTTGAATATATCTTGTAATTTAAAGATAGGTTTATAGAGAACATCTTAATAGGGGAGTTGTAGAAGAAAAAATTTTGTACGTGTTTGTTTATATTATTACAATTTGAATTTATTATATTAATATACTTTGCAGGTAAAAAATCTATTAAAGACTCATTAATATCTTTATATTCATTATTTTTAAAAACTATTTTATCTAAATAAAATGTATTATTATTAATAAGATCTTTAACTCGCGGAATATTAAAAAACAAGCTTATACTTTCATCATTATAACAAATTGGCTTAAAATCGTTTAAACATTTGTTAATATCTATGAGACTGCTATTTAAAGAAATTTCTAATTTTGTTGTTTTAGTATCGTCCTGATAAACGGTAAATATTTTATTACCCATACTTAAAATACGAATATTTACTAGTAGTAAAAGATAGTTTAATAGATCTAGATTGAGTATTTCTTCTTCAGTTAAACTGGTAATATTTTTTAGTATGTTGTTTAGGTTTAAAAAAAGATTTGAAGTGTTTAATGGTTCTTCAAGTAAACATTTTAAAATAGTTTTATAATCTCGAACTTTAAGTTCATTATAATAAAACGTTGTATCTTTAATTGTAATAGGTATAGTTACCCCGTTCACAAAAATATTTAAACCACAAATAAAATATAGCTATACTTTATTAGTTATTATTTTTACCTGTCTCTCCAGTAGCAAAAACGTTTTTATCTGATCTAACTGTATACCATTGAAAGGCAAACATTGCTGACTTAGTAATTGGGTTACTACTGGAAGAATAATTAAGCTGTTCAGTTTCTACAGAAATTGGGCAAACACCGTAAAAATTAAATTTTTGAATTTCTACAGGTGGCTTATCCGGAGATAATACACCTAAACGTATTAATTCAACATTATTACATCTATATTTTTTTTCTTTAGGTCTAGCTATCATACCTAAATGACCTGTCATAACAGTCCATGGACGAATAACATTATCAACAAAATTAACATTAGTGTTTAAAAAACTAATATTTAAAGTTTCGAAATCCTGTCTTCCTAATCCTATACGACTTCTTATAAAACCATTTGATTGAGTTCCTTCAAAACTTGTTATAAGAGACTCCCCTGGTATATTTATACTTTGAGCTAAAACACATCCTTTAGTTGTTTGATATGTATTTGTAGTTATTGCTTCTAAAGCACTTTCTATTTCCCAAGATTCGGGTAATTGTGGCTCATATTGCTTAGCTTGGCTTATAGTATTTTTTAAATCAGCATCAAAGTCAAAAGTAACAACCCATAAAGGCCCTTTTGGTAAAGCACCGGCTGGCGTAGATAATATAGCTGTTAAAAAATACGGTACGTGACCTAATTTGTCATTTGTATCGGGTGTTGCCACAACACAATTATTTAAGCTTTATTATAAAATGTTAGCTACGTTTCTCTTTGTATCAGTAACTAGCCAGTATTGATAGGCTAAAACAGCGTCTACGGTTTGAATAGAACCACCGTCACCGATTTCATATTGAGAGGAACCTATTGCTTGAACCCAAGCGCCGTTTAAGGTATATTCTCTAATAGGTTGATTACTTTTATCAAGAAGTTTTAGAACAAGAATAGATGAAATTGTAGGTGTATTATATGAACCTGTAGATGTTTTTTCATCAAAAGTATTAAATGTTGCGTTCTCTAAAGCAGCGCGAATATCATAATTAGCATCACAACGGAAGCGAACTTGATAGTTACCTGAATCTGGGTAGGTGGCTGTACCTGGTACGTTAAATTGTAACCCCATAAAAGGTACAGGTACATTAGTAATTTGTCTACCTGGAAGAGCAGCAGTTTCTAAATATACTAACTGATCTTCAAGTAACTGTACACCGGCTACAGTCCATTGACCGATTCTAAATTGAAACTTACGTGCGAAATCTTTTGATTGCGCCTGTGTATAAAAATCTGCAATTGTTTGGCTCATATATTATTATTTATTAAATAAGTTCTTGGAAGTTTTGACCTGTACGAGTGGCAATAAAGTTCACTAAGATAAACTCTGCTGCTTTTACAGGCTTAACGTAAATGTCAACTGCTAGTTCGTTACGATCAATAACATCGGGTGTGTTATTTCTCTCATCGCATACAATGAGATAATCATATAAACCTTCTGTATTTCGAGCTAACTCAAAAATAGGTACAATAGTGTTTCTAAGTCTTGTACGTGTAAAGTCTGTATTAGGTTCAAATACAAAGTATTTTAATGCATTTTGTGTAGCTCTTTCAAGGGCTAAGAATAAACGACGAACGTTAATTCTATCAAAAGCAGATGGTTTATTTTGTAGAGTCTTTTGACCAAATATTGCGTAACCATCTCCGGAGAAAAATACTACCGGATTAATAGATAGTGTATATAAGAAGTCTCTTTGTTTTTGGTTTGGATTAAATGCTAGATCTAATATACCTGTAATTAAACCGCGTGTTAAACCAGCTGGTGCAATCCATGGTTGAGTGTTTGCATCGGTACGTGCGTACGCTGCTGCAGCAAACCCTGAGAACGGTAACCACACTTGTTTATCTGAAAATGGATCATATGCTTTAACCCAGTTACCATATGTAATAGAGTAATTACTGTTAGCACTATCAAAAAGATTTTTTAATGGGGTATATACGTTACCAGAAAAAGTCTTGTCTTTTAATGATAAAACTTTAGTGTTTTCACCATTGACAAATACTTGTCTTAACGGGTCTGCAATAAACACACAATCTTTTCTAGTATTAGAAACAAAGTTGTTAAACAATGAGTATATTACTTTAAAGTTAGTTATAGGTGTTGATGAAGGTGTTAATAAATCTGAAAGATCGTTGTACTTTTCTTCATCATATTCAAATTGTTCGGCATTAGCATATATAGTGGAAAGACCACCATCTACTATAACATCGAGATTAATATTTTCTGTTGCCTCTACAAATGTTAAAATTCTTTCAATCTTTTTAGGTAAATTTCCTATTTGTTTATTTGCTGATGTATAGTAAGTAGGTAAAAATACACTATTAGGGAATAAAGATTTAACATTTGGGCTAACTCTTACATTGTAACTTGGAGCGTTTGCTGTTTTACTGCTCCAGTTTAATTTTTTAGAAATATTTGGATTAACTAATACTTTAAGGTTATTTGATTTCTGATTAACAACAGTTTCTAAGAAAAACGATTGTTGTATGCCACCAATTGGTGCAAGTGTTTTCTTATTATAATCAAGAGAACCGAGGTAAGTTTCTGCTACAGTGTATGTTAGTCTTTGTGGTTCGTAAATTGAATTACGTACTTTGTAAAGATTAACTACTAATGCATCGTTATAATACTCTTGATTTAATTGAAAGTCTACTACACCTTCAATTACTTCAGAAATAGAATTTGAACCGGCAGTATCTTTAGTGCCTGATAACGAGAAACTTAGACGAGAGTTTGGTACTTCAGTGTACGATACGTCATTTGCAAGATCATCAGATGAGGATGAAAGGCTATACATTCTATTAACTGCTGTAAAGTTTGTATTTGCACCGAACTCTGAATTATCAGTTATAGATATATAATAACCTTCGTATTGTTCATTAATTGCTGTTTTACTTGTGTTTAAAATAACAAGACCGGCATTAACAGTGGTACCATTAAAATCTGCAACTGAAGAATCTACAAACCTTGTTTGTGTGCTAGTTACTTCAAAAGTGAATGTAACATTAGAACCGCTATAAGCTATAGTAAAAGTTTCAGGAGATGGATCAGCTAATTGTATATTTGCAAAAACAGCTGCTGAAGTTTCTGAATTAGCAGTAGTAGTTGATAGGGTTGTTAAAGTAGTTGATATGGTTTGAGAAGCCGATAAAGTGCTCCATGTAAAGTCACCTTGAACAATTTTATTATATTGTTCTTCTGTTAGTGTAATATATTTTGGTGCACCTAAGAGTAGCTCATTGCTTCCAGATGTAGTGGGAAAAAGTAATGCACTATAATTGTTTGCAAACCCGTCCCCTAAACCTGAACCGTATGGTAATCTTGTAGTTAGAAGAGTGGCAGGTGAGTTTAAAATTTGTTTGCTAGTATGATAAAAATATCTCTCTGCAGCGGTTTGAGGTATGCCGTACACTTGTTCCAGTTCAGAAACTGATGTAATAGCTAAAGTTTCATCTGTAGGTCCTTGAGGAGCAAAACCTGCAACATATACCACAGTGCCGCCACCGATTTGTTGATAGTTAGATAAATCTGTCTCTACTATTTGTACACCTGGTGAATTAATTGAACGTGCCATAATCTTGTATTATTATTTATGCTTTTTATGGTATTTTTTTTAAGTTAATAATTTAACATCCAGCTGACTAAATTGAAATTCTACAGTAGATTCAATAACTTCAGGGTCTCTATAGTTATATTCAATTCCCCCTAAATTAGTAATAAACGCATTATAGTATATAAATTCAATGGTTTGTTGATTGTATTCATTTAAACCTAGTACAGAAAGATTAGTTTGATATTCTGCTTGTCCGGAATTTATACGATCTTTATATGTTTCTAACTTTGGATCTGTGCCGGTGTATACACTATTTTTAGGATCGTTTAAAACCTCTAACCATTTCCATAAAACCCAATAATTACGAAAATTATTATCTACAACAAATTTAGTAGTTAAGGGTGGATAATTTGGACGGTTAAAACTTGATACATTGTAAGACTGACCGCCAAATCTAACTTCGACAGGTGGTACCTGAATAGGGGGAACCACAGCTCCAAATATACTAATTTGTAAAGGGTTTAAATCGAGTAATTTATCATTATCAGAACGTTTACGAAGTATTTGAGGTAAATTTAAAACTAAAATAAATTTATCTTTACCTAAACGATTAAGCGCAGATTGTTCTGTAGGTTGTGGTGTGTCGCAAAGATCTGTCATATTATATTAAAGACTTCCATCCATTATTTATTAAATCGGTGTAATCATTACTGTCTATAATTTTTTCATAATCTTGTTCAGATATTAAAGGCACGTATTTTTCCGTATTATCGGTACCTTCAAAAATAGAAGTATTTGTATTAGTATTTAAATCTTTTATTTTATAAAGGCTGTTATCGATTTCGAAATACCCGTTATCAGATATTTTTAAAGGTTTATTTTGCTCATCATACTCATCAATATTAAAATATTGTTGACATATTTCGGGTTCTAAAATAAACAACCCCCATACTAAAGCCATAATTCGATCATCATAAAATAGGTCGCTTTTTTTTCTATAAGTACCGTTTGGGTAACGAATAAACGTTTCAAACTCTTTTATTGTTTCAATATCATTAACGTGTACTGTTTGTAAAAAATTGACCCAGTATCGCATATTTGCTACTCCTGCAAATCGTAAGTTATTATGAGAAAGAACACCAAGGTGTCTAGTGTTTGAAAATGAACCCGTATTAGCTAATTTTGAACACGACACAATTCTTTCGTACATATGTTTATGAAAGAGTGCATCTATAACTTGAGCCCCGCAATTATTTCTTTCAACTAATAAAGGCGGGTTGCCCCATTGAGAACAAAGATTTATTAATTTATTTGCATAATGATACGGTTCAACAAGATTGGTTCCATATACGGCTACTTGTCTAATATTAGTTAAATCTGTAATATCAAGAACTTGAGCTACAGATGCTGCTCTTCCGATACCTTCTCCTACGTCAACACCTATTGCATATAAATGGGATGTATCTGGCACTTCAAATACTTTATAAGATCCTTCATTACTTGTATAGATAGAGGGCTTTTTATTTTCTTTAAATCTTTCAAGCACAGACGCCCCAACTGCAGAATTACCAGGGTCAAGAAAAGTATTGCCAAACTCTTGTTGAAATGCTTCATCTGATCCTAGAGCGGCAACCATTTGTTTGCGCCATTTTTCTCCTCTACCTGGTACATCCCACCAGTCAATACGTTCTGCCCTCCAACCATTATCACCTTTTTCAGCTCCTGAATAAATTTCGTAAAATTTATTACCTGTACCGTTAGGAGTACTAACCATAAAAATTTTAGTCTTTTTACCTGAAGAGACAATAGGTATAACAGATTTCCAAAACTCATCCATAAAATGAACATCAATAAAGGCTGCTTCATCAATAATTAGGATTGATGCAGTGTCGCCACGAGCTGCTGTTGATGTTGTAGTAGAGATACCAATACTAGAACCGTTTGCAAATGTTACACCAGTCTTACCGTATTCTTTAACTCCGGGTTTGAGGTAATTAGGAAGCATTTCATAAGCCATTCGAATACGCTTAAAAATGTTAATTGCTGTAGATTCTTTATTAGCTACAATAATAACTCTTTGGTCGTCAAAAAAACAAGTATTCCAAAGGGCGTAAATCGTACTAATAGTTGTTTTACCGCATTGACGTGAGGCTAATACACAGACAAACCGATTGTCTGCTAAAGATTTTAATGCACGTTTTTGGGCTTTATAAAGTTCGATTTTTATTTTACCTAGATCAAGATTTACAATATAAAAATGACTTTCAGCAAAATGGATAATACCCTCTTTACATTTTTTAAGCTCCTTAACCATCTTAGGAGACCACTCAAACTGAGCGTCTTCCTTCGGGACATTTTTATCGCCTCGATAATACTGAGACTCGTCAATTGGTTCTATTATTTCTTCTTCTATTTTTTTTAGCACGATTAAATTATTTAACC